AATTTAATTCATCATATGATGAGTCATCTTAGTAATAAAAAAAACTTAGTTTACTTTTTAAATACGATAAGCTTTTATACTTTTGGTGTTTCTATCGGAACACCATGTCCATATAAATTATTAGTAGGTAGACCAAATGCTGCATCAACTATAAAAGAAATTACAAAGAATGAAGAATTTCGTGAGCTATTAGAAAATAAAGATGCAAACCTTTTAAAAAAAATTAAAACAAATCATGCAGAAGGTACACAAAATTTTGAAATTACATTTGAGTTTTTCCATTATAAAGTAAGTATACCTATTACAGTTAGAACAAGAGCTGCCGGTGGTTGGTCTGGTAAAGCATTATACATAACCAGCTCTGGTATAATAATGACAAAATAAAGGACAAGGAAGAAAAGCATGCCAACCATTCATACAAAACCATTATCGACAAATACTAGAAGATGGGCTGACCTTGATTTAGATTTTACTGCTCATCCTGTTACCAAAGATATAGTATTAAAGAAAGATGTAGAAGCAGTCAAGAGGTCAATAAGAAATCTTATATTAACTAATCAGTATGAGAGACCTTTCCAACCAGATATTGATGGTGGTGTTACTCGACATTTGTTTGAACTTGCAACACCACATACAATCCATAACATTGAAAGTGCAATAAGAAACTGTATATATAATTACGAACCTAGAGCAGAAGTAATAGATGTGTTTGTTACTGGTGATTTAGATAATAATGGTTTTCAAGTATCACTTAGTTTTAGAGTTATTAATGTACCCGATCCTGTAACAGTTGAATTATTTTTAGAGAGGTTAAGATAGCATGGCATCAAATAAATTACAAATCACAGATTTAGAATTTGATACAATCAAGTCTAATTTAAAAAGTTATCTATCAGCACAAACACAATTTCAAGATTATGACTTTGACGGTTCTGGTATGAGTGTACTACTTGATATGTTAGCATACAATACTCACTATACTGGTTACTATGCAAACATGCTTGGTAACGAAATGTTTATGGATAGTTCCTCATTGAGAGAATCAGTTGTATCTCATGCAAAACATTTAAACGTAATTCCAACTTCTGTTAAATCACCAACAGCTAAACTTAATTTTACTTTCACACCAACAGGCACACCAACATCTTTAACCATCGCAAAAAATACTAAGTTCACTTCAAGCATCAATGGTGTAAGTCATACGTTTGTAACTAATACAACAACAAGTGTTCCGAGGTCAACTACGGGAACATATACTACAACGGCAGTTGAAGTTAAAGAAGGTAAAATACTTTCCAAATCATATACGGTAAATTCTGCTGATGATACTCAACGATTTATTATTCCAAATCCAAATGTAGATACTGCAACTCTTGCTGTAACAGTTCAGAATTCTTCTAGTGATTCCACAGTCTTTACATATACAGATGGTAATGCAGTTGAGGTTACAACTATTAAAGGAACCGACAAAGTTTATTTCTTACAAGAAGTAGAAAGTCAAAAGTATGAAATTACATTTGGTGATGGTGCTGTTGGTAAACAGTTATCAGATGGTAATATAGTTTTCATTGAGTATATTGTTACTAGTGGAACAACAGCTAACAAGGCAAGTGCATTTGTTGCTAGTGGTTCAGTTGCTGGTTTAACTTCTTCAAACTATACTTTGACTACACATACTAACGCTACTGGTGGTGCAGATATTCAAACAACAACATCAGTAAAACATCAAGCACCAAAATTATATCAAGCACAAAAGAGAGCTACGACAGCAGGGGATTATAAAGCAATGCTCTTGGAACAACGACCTGACATTGAATCTATTGTAGTATATGGTGGTGAAGATGCAGACCCTGTTCAATATGGAAAGGTTTTTATTGCATTGAAACCAGCGGGTAGTGCATCTTATAGTACAGCAGTAAAGACATCTATAAAAAATGATATACTTAAAAAGAGTAATGTTGTTACTGTAATACCAGAATTGATTGACCCTATACTGTATTATCTTTTAATTGATACTACTGTTAATTATGATCCTGTGACAAACTTGACAAATGAAAATACTTTGAAAACTAATATCAATACTTCTATTCAAAATTATTTACAGACGAACTTGGAAAAGTTTGATCAGAAATTTAGATATTCAAAACTTGTACAAGATATAGATAATACAAACAGTAGTGTTAGAAATAATAAAACAACTATAAAATATCAATTAAGAATTACACCAGCAACATTAGGGTTGACATCAACGTATACATTAAATTTTAATAACGTATTAACAAAAAGTTCTGTTGTAAGTACATCCTTTACAGCTAGTGATGGTAATACATATTCTTTGGTTGATGATGGTTTAGGTATTATGAAAGTTGCAAGAACTACAAGTGGTGTTGTCGATAGTCCAGCAGTATATTTTACATTACCTGATGGAACACAGAATCAGGGAACCATTGATTACACTACTGGAAAAGTTGTACTGAATAATTTTAATCCTTCTACGATTACAGACGGAACTACATACATTAAATTTACTGTAACACCATCTGTTAACAATAGTGACATAACACCTTTGAGAGAACAGATATTAACTTATGATGTTACCGATACAGAATCAATTGTTATCAACATGGTAGCAGAAACTATTATATAGGAATAGTAAATGGCATTAACTAAAGTTACATCAGGTACTATAACAGATAGTGCAGTAACAGCTGCTAAGATAGCAGACGGTACAGTAGTTGCGGCAGAGATAGCTGATGATGCAATCGTAGCTGCCAAGATAGCAGATGATGCAGTAACAACTGCCAAGATAGCAGACGCAAATATAACGACAGCACTAGTAGCTGATGATGCAATAACAACAGCTAAGATACCAAACTCTGCTATTACTGATGCGAAAATAGCAGCGGTGGCTGCATCAAAATTATCGGGCGCCTTACCGGCAATATCAGGTGCATCACTTACAAACTTACCAGCACAAATTACAAAGTCATCTTCCGACCCTGCAATTAATACAAATCCATCTGGAGGAGTTGGAACATTATTTTTGAATACAACATCAGGTCAAATGTATTGTTGTACTACTGCTACTGCTGGTTCTAATGTATGGACTAATATTGGTGGTGGTAGTGGAAATATTCCTATCGTATTACCTACTGGTGGGACAATTACAACTGATGGCGATTACAAAGTCCATTCTTTTACTTCAAGTGGAACTTTTGCTATTACAGATTTGACATCAGTTGTTGGAAATGTTGTGCAATATCTTGTAATAGCTGGTGGTGGTGGAGCTAGAACACATGCTGGTGGTGGTGGAGCTGGTGGTTACTTGACAGGTTCTAGTTTTGCAGTTACAGCACAAAGCTACACTATAACAGTAGGTGGTGGTGGAGTAGGTGGTGATAATACTGCTACTATAACAAATGGGTCAAATTCTGTTTTCAGTACAAATACATCTATAGGTGGTGGTAGATCCTATGATTCAGCACCAGGTTTTTCTGGTGGTTCAGGTGGTGGTGCTGGTTCAAGTGATCCTGCTTTAGCTGGTGGTGAAGGAACAGCTGGTCAAGGTAATGACGGTGGTTCTGGTAACGCAGCAGGACCGGGCTATGCTTCTGGTGGTGGTGGTGGTTCAGGAGCTGTGGGTGGAAACGCATCATCACAACAAGGTGGAGTAGGTGGAGCTGGTACAGCAAATTCAATTACAGGATCGTCTGTCACAAGAGCAGGTGGTGGAGGTGGTGGATCAAGAAGTGGTACAGCAGGAGCTGGAGGTTCAGGTGGTGGTGGTGATGGTTCGGTTGGTAATGCTGCCGCAGAATCGGGAACAACTAATACAGGCTCGGGTGGAGGTGGTGCTGGTGCTAGTGGAACTGGTGGTTCTGGTGGTTCAGGAATAATAATAATCCGTTACCAATTTCAATAGGAATAATAAATGGCAGTAGTAAATCCAAATCAACCAATACATCCAGCACTTGACGAAAGAATATCTGTCAAGGTAGAGGGACAGCTTCCTGCATTTGTAAAACAGGATCATGCAACCTTCGTTGCTTTCTTAGAAGCTTACTATGAGTACATGGAGCAAGAGGGAAAACCCTATGAGATAGTTGGTAATCTTAATAACTATGCAAACCTTGATAAGACAACAGATGGTTTCTTAAAACATTTCAAAAAACAATTTGGTGAAGATGTTCCAGAGGCTGTCTTTGCTAATGCTAACAAACCATTTGTACTAAAACATCTCCGAGACTTTTATCGTTCTAAGGGTAGTCAGAAATCTTTTGAATTTCTTTTTCGATTATTATACAAAGAAGAAATAGAATTATATTTACCTTCAGTAGATATGCTTCGTGCATCAGATGGTAAATATACAAAAGAAGAAATATTAAGAACAGTTGATCTAAGTGGAACTGATGCAATTTTTGATTTAACTGGTAATACAATTACGGGTGGAACATCGGGCGCTACAGCAATAGTTGAATCAGTATTAAAAGAACATATTGGTTCTATTATTGTTTCAACAATTTATGTTTCTAATGTTCTAGGAACATTTGCAATCAACGAAACTATAACAGACGGAACTGTTACAACAACACTTAATGGAATGGTTACTGATTATACTATAACCAATGCTGGTAATGGTTATAGTGTTGGTTCATCAGTTCCTATTTCAGGAGTAGGTGGTGCTACTATTACTATTGATAGTTTAACAACTGGTAGTATTACGACTATGACTATTGCAGCTGCAGGAACAGGTTATGCTGTTGGTGATAAGTTAACAATTAACAATAGTGGTAAACAAGATATAAATGGTAGAACTGCAAGTGTACTTGTTAAGACAGTTGGAGGTTCTGGACAAATAACAGGATTAACTCTTGAGAATGGTGGAAGTGGATATACAGCTGTTCCAACAGTTAGTGGAGGTACTGGTAGTGGTGCAAACATTACTTTAGCAGGTGCAGGTATAGGTGGTATTAAAACATTAAAGATTGAGAATAATGGTTTTGGATATACGTCTGCACCTACTTTAACTTTGAGTGGATTGGGTGATAACACAGCAACAGCAACAACTACCATTGGTGCTTATGAAGGTGATTTTAATATAGGCTTTACTAATGATGATGGATTTATTTCTTCAGCAAAATATCTTCAAGATAGTTTATACTATCAAGCATTTTCATATGTACTAACTACTGGTAATCCAGTTGATAAATGGAGAGATATTGTAAAGAGAGTTAATCATCCAGCTGGTCTTGCATTGTTTGGTAAACTAAGAATTGTTTCATCAGCTTCTTTAAATTTAAAAGTATTAGGAACACCAACCAGACGTTATTATACTTTCGTATTCCATGATGGAACAGTAGCCCCTGTTACGGCAAATGTTAAAGTTGATTCGTGTGTTGGTGAGTCTGCACCCACCAGTTGTCAAATATATGAATTGGATTTGGGAATACAAGATTTAGTTGATGGTGGATTTGAAGATTATAGATTTGTTATTGAGTCAGCAACAGAACTTGACGATTGGGGTTTAATAACTGCTAATCATTCATCAGCAGAAGATTATGCGGAAATAGGTACTGCAGCTGATTTGGTAACTACATTATCACAGCTACGTTTAGGACCTATGAGAAGAAATGTAGATAGATTTAAATTTGGTAGGCAGGGTGGATATAGTCAAGATACAGGAGTTAATACGGGAACGGGTAGACAATCTGGTTCAGATATATCATATTTTGCAACTCGACAAATAGCAGAATTTGTTTATTTTGGTGGACTATCAACAAGACGAGTAACACATTCAACAATTACACAATATACAACAGGTGGAGAAAGTTCTAATTTGCCACCTGCGTGGTAGATTTTTTTTAAAAAAGTATTATAAATATAAGTAAATTAACATAAAAAGGGAAACATTATGACAGCAATAGTCGGTAACGCATTTAGAAAATATAACGCAGATTCATTCATCGGTTCCTTTGCAACAAATAAGGTATATTTGATGATTGGAAAAAATGATGCATGGGCAAGCACAGGAGCTGGGCAATATGCCGGATCTGGTTTTTCTGATACGACTATTCCCACGCCAATAGATACTACACAAGCACCCTATATTCATCATAACGATATGATAGCAGCTAAGTTGATTAGTTCGGGAGATGTATCGCATGTTGTAAAAAGAACTAATTGGACTACTGGAACAGTTTATGCAGAATACGATCACTTAACGGATGATATTATTGATACAACATTTTTTGTATTTACAACAGCTTATCGAGTTTATAAGTGTATCAGTAATTATGGTGGTGCAAACTCAACAGTAGAGCCTACTGGAACATCTACAGCTATTATTGAAACGGCAGATCATTATAGATGGAAATATATGTTTGAAGTACCCCAAGCAGATATTTTAAAATTTGTTACATCGGATTGGGTTCCTATGAAATACTTATCATCCGATGATGGTTCGACACAATGGGATGTTCAAGCAGCTGCAGTAGATGGTGCATTGGAACACATTGACGTAACTGCTGGTGGTACTAGTTACATTGAAAATACTGGAACAGCACAAGCTGGTGCGGCAACTACAATTACATTGGCATCAGGTGCTTCAGCAACAAACGATACATATAATACTATGTCAGTTTATATTGTATCAGGAACAGGTGCAGGACAACTAAGAACTATCACAGATTATGTTGGAAGTACAAAAGTTGCAACAGTAGCTACATGGACAACAAATCCAGATAATACAAGTGTGTATCATGTGGCACCATCGGTAACTATTACAACTACTGAAGGTACAGGTGCAACTGCAAGAGTTTCACTTATAGCATCTGGTGTTATTAAAAAAGTTGCGATGGTAACAGTCGGAACAGTATATCGTTCTGGTACAGCAGCGATTGCAGGTGGTGTTGGTAGTGGTTGTACACTTGCACCTAGATTCGGTCCTCCCGGTGGACATGGAGACAACCCAGTATCAGAATTAGGTGGAGCATTTGTTATGATGAATGCTCGATTAGTTGGTGCAGATGGTTCTGGTGACTTTGTAGTTGGAGATGATTTTAGAAAAGTTATTCTGATTGCTAATCCAAAGGCAAGTGGTTCAGCTGCAACTGCAGCTACATATTCAGGTGCAGAGTTAGATGATGATGCAGGAGAGATTATATATGTGGAATACAGAGCACCTATTAACAGAGCATCAGACCAAACCGAAGATATTAAAATTGTTGCAGAATTCTAAAAAAAGGTTAAATAAATGACAGCAAATATAAATGTAAACACAAATCAATCTCCTTACTTTGATGACTTTGATGATAGTAAGAATTTTCATCAAGTCCTCTACAAGGCTGCATTACCTGTTCAAGCTAGAGAACTAACTCAAGAACAAAGTATCCTTCGTAACCAAATTAAAAAGTTTGGTGATCATGTTTTTCAAAATGGTAGTAAGGTTACGGGTGGTGAGTTAACTCTTAATCTTGATTATGAATATGTAAAATTAGCAGCACAATATAATGGTGTAAATATTACTGTAGCAACTTTTGCTGGAAAAACAATAGTTGGTTCTTCATCAGGTACTAAAGCACTTATATTAAATCAGACTGCTGTTGATTCTGTTACTGGTGATCCTAATACTGTTTTTGTAAAATATATTACAGGTGGTTCTGTTACTACTAGTGTTCAAGGAATTAATGTAACAGCTGCAGGATCTGGTTATACTACAACACCGACTGTAGCAATAACGGGTGGTTCTGGTTCTGGTGCAACAGCAGTAGCTGTTCTTGGTAGTAGTAATACTGTTATAGGAATTAATGTAACCGCTGCAGGAACTGGATATACCTCAGTACCGACTGTAACTATTTCGGGTGGTGGTGGGTCTGGTGGTACTGCAACTGCAACACTATCAACGGCTGCAGCGTTTACTGCTGGTGAAAGAATTAGTGCAACTGATTTGTCTATATCAGCATTGGCTGCAAGTTCTTCTCCGACAGGAAAGGGTAGTGCAGTATCTATTGATACCGGAGTATTTTATATTCAAGGAAATTTTATTAATGTAGCAGCAGAGACTTTAATACTTGACAAGTACACTAACACACCTTCTTATAGAGTAGGATTAACTGTTTCCGAAACAGTAATTGATTCTGGTACAGATTCAACACTATTGGATAATGCACAGGGCTCATACAATTATGCGGCACCTGGTGCAGATAGATTAAAATATGCTCTTACTCTTGCAAAGAAAACTTTAACTTCAACAGACGATACAGATTACTATGAATTTCTAAGAGTCGCTGCTGGTGTCAAACAAAAAGATGTTAAGATACCCGTCTATTCTGTATTAGAAGAAACCTTTGCACGAAGAACATTTGATGAATCAGGAAGTTATACTGTAAGAGCTTTTACTGGACAAGTAAAAGACCACGCATCTAATGCAGCAAAATTTAATTTTAGATTAGACCCGGGTAAGGCATTTGTTGAAGGACACGAACACGAAACAATAACAACAACTGATATTGCAGTAGACAGAGCAAGAACTTTTGTTAATGTAAATAATTTTGATAGATTAATGCAATATGGAAATTATGCAGTAGTAAAAAACTATCAAGGTTATTTTGATATTACTGAACACGCAACAGTTGATTTACATAATGTGGCCCATGCAAGTTTAACATTAACAAATCCCACTACATATGCATCAACAAAAATTGGAACAGCAAGAGTAAGAAATATTGATTATGTTTCTGGAACAGGTGTAGCTCAAATTCTTAATATGTACTTATATGATGTTGTAATGACTAGTTCAGCATTTAGTGCTGTTGAGTCGATTATAGTTCCAGAGTCACCTTTATCTGGTACAGTTACAGTTAATGCAAAATGTAATATTGATGATACTGGTAAAGTCGGTGGAACATCAGGTGGTGATGCAAAACTATTTGAAACATCTGATAATAGTTTAGTATTTAAATTACCACAGGATACTATTAAAACAATTCGTGATGCATCAAGTGCTATTGATACTAGTTATACAGCTAAAAGAACTTTTGAAAATGTTTCATTTACAAATGGTGTAGCAACTCTATCGTCTGCTGGTTCTACTGAAACATTCTTAGGAACAGCTTCAACGAGTGATACTAATAAAAGAGAGTATTATACGACAACAGTTAAAACAGCTGGTACATCCAGTTATTCTGTTGGTGATCTAATTGCATTTGATGGTTCAGGACAGACCATAGTTGTTAATGCTCCTGCTAATACAACCGTAACACTTACTGCAAATACTAACACAAACTTTACAGCAGATATTATTGCTACACTTAATATTGATACTAAGCAAGAAAGAATTAAAACACTTTCAAAAAGTACCGTCTTAAATATAACCAGTCCTAATACTACTGCATTGTCATCTGATTCAATAGCTAAATCAGATGTATATAAACTTCATGCAGTATATGATTCTGGTGCTGGTGGGTCTAACGCAACTTTACCGACTCTTACTGTTACAAGTGCAGCTGGTGCTTTAACAGCAGGTGAAACGATTACGGGTGGAACATCAGGTGCAACAGGAATTGTTATAGTTGGTGCAGCCAATACCACTAGTGTTACATATGTTGCTGTGTCAGGTACATTTGTTGCAGAAACAATTACAGGTGGAACGAGTAGTGTTACAAAGGCTGTTTCATCCGTTGCTGCTGGTAGCACTAATATTACTTCACGATATGAATTAGATACAGGACAACGAGATAATTTTTACGATCATGGAAGTATAAAACTTAAAGCAGCTCAAACAGCACCTACTGGAAGAATAGCAATCGTATATGATTTCTTTACTCACTCTGGTGTTGGTTATCTTTCAGCAGATTCTTATACAGCAGCAGTTGGATTTGATAATGTTCCAACTTATACAAGTCCCGTTACTGGAACAAAAGTTGAACTAAGAGATTGTGTAGATTTTAGACCTCGAAGAACTGATGGTGCAACTACTATGGCCAATATCGAATTGCCAAAACCAAATACAAATTGGCAAGCAGATTATAGTTATTATCTTCCAAGAGTTGATAGAGTATTTTTAAGTAACGAAAGAAAGTTTGGTGTAAATAAAGGCGCACCATCATTGGATGCTATTCCACCTAGTCGGCTTGATGGAACAATGGATTTATATACTGTTAGGATTCCAGCTTATACATTTAATTCAAGTGATGTAACTATTGAGTACATTGAAAATAAACGATACACTATGAGAGATATTGGTAGACTTGAAAAACGAATTAATAATTTAGAATATTATACTAATCTTTCATTACTTGAAAAAGAAGCAGAAGAATTGGTTATTAAAGATGCAGCTGGATTAGATAGATTTAAAAATGGTATGCTTGTAGACGGATTCAATGGACATAGTGTTGGTAATGTTTTATCTGCTGATTACAAAGCTGCTATTGATTTTGATGAAAAAACATTAAGACCACAATTCATATCTAATCTAACAGATGTAGTATATGATTCAAGTGCTTCGACAGGTGTTCAATTAACTGGTGAATGTATTACATTACCATATAGTTCCACATCTTTTGTTTCTCAAACAGTAGCTAGTAAAGTAATTAATGTTAATCCATTTGCAGTATTGGCATGGGTAGGTCAAGTTGATTTAACACCACCTAATGATAACTGGATTGATGAAACAACACGACCTGATGTTCTTGTTAATCTCAATGGTGAAAATGATGGATGGGAACAATTAGTTGGTATGGGTTTTGGTTCACAATGGAATGATTGGCAGACAACAGGAACTGGTAGAGAACGTCAACTCTCAAGGGGAACGGGAAGAGGAACAGTAACAGACACTTTTCAACGAGATATAACTCAAACAAGAACAGGGATTCGTACAGAAATTACTGGTGTAGATACAGTACGAAATAGTATTGGTGATAGAGTTGTTGATGTTTCAATAGTTCCGTTTATCAGAGCAAGAACTATTACCATAGCAGTATCGAATATGAAACCAAATACAAGAGTGTACCCATTCTTTGATGGTACTGATGTAGCTGCTTATTGTACACCAAGTGGAGGTTCAGCAGGTGGTGCAATTTATACAAATGCATCTGGTGCTATTAGTGGATTATCATTCGCTATTCCTAATAGTGATACATTAAGATTTAGAACTGGTGAACGACAATTCTTATTGGTTGATAATACAACAGCTGATTTAGAAAGTGCTGGAACATATGGTGAAGTTGTATATCAAGCACAGGGATTATTACAAACAAAAGAGAATGTAGTTGTATCAACTAGAGTTCCAAGAATTGGCACTTCTCAAGCAACAGATACAAGAACTAATACAAATATTTTTTCTCGAACAAGATTTGTGGGTTGGGGTGATCCACTAGCACAAACCTTCTTGGTTGATGAAGTTGTTTATCCTGATGGAATTTTCTTGAAAGATTTAGATTTATATTTTAAAACTAAAGACACAGATGGACTTCCAGTAAGTGTACAAATTAGAACTACATTAAATGGTTATCCAGATAAAACAATTATACCATTTTCTGAGGTAAGTAAGTTACCAAGTGCTGTTAATATAAGTGATACAGCAGCAACGGCTACTACATTTACTTTTCCATCATTGGTTTATCTACCACCCGGAGAATATGCCATTGTAATAATGAGTAATAGTTTAAAGTATGAAGCATGGATTTCAGAGATGGGTGATAATATTATTGGTACAACAAGAAAAGTATCTGAGCAACCCTATGCAGGTGTATTCTTTAAATCACAAAATGCAAGTACATGGAGTGCTGACCAGAATCAAGATTTAACATTTGAATTGAATAGAGCAGTATTTACAATCGGTGCAACAGCTAATGCAATCTTTAAAGATGCAACAGCAGCTGCACAAGTTAAAGCAGATGTAATTCAACTTGTTCCTGAAGAAGTTAGAATAAATAAAACTTCTATTGTATGGGGTGTTAAAATGTCTGATGAAGGAACGGGTGCATTAGATAGTGCATTTACTGAAGTTGTTCAGAATACTAATCATAAACTTTCTGCACAAAAGAAAATTACAACAAGTGCTGGAAGTTATGTATCACAAGCTGCATTGACTTCAACTAATACACATATTTCTCCTGTAATTGATACTAAAAGGAATAGTGTTATTACAGTAGAAAATACTATTAATAATACTATTGTTAATGAAACTAATGCTGCGGGTGGTAATGCAACAGCAAGATATATTACAAGACGGGTTACATTGAAAGATGGTTTTGATGCAGCTGATTTAAATATACATTTGACTGCAAATAGACAGGCAGGAACAAATATATATTGTTATTATAAAGTGTTATCACAATTTGATGCAGATACTTTTGATAATCGTCCTTGGGTATTAATGGGTGAAACAACAAATACTAATACTGTTTCAGCATCTGATGATGTAGATAATTATTTAGAATTAGAATTTACTCCTACTACGGCTACTACTAGTTATACATCAAGTAGTGTTACCTATGGTACTTTTAAAACCTTTGCAATTAAGATTGTTATGACATCTGCTGATACTACTAAAGTACCTTTGATAAAAGACTTTCGTGCAATTGCTTTGGCATAATATGAAAATAGAAAATACAAAGTATGAAAGAGATTTAAATTCAAAGGCTGTATTGAATACCAATAGAAATGCATTGGAAACTTATAAAGCATTAAAGAAACAAAGAGAAGAAGAAGCAAACACTATAAATAGTATGAAGGAAGATATTGAAGAATTAAAACAACTTGTTAAACAACTTTTATTAGAGAAATAATATGGCAAAGAGAGTCCAAAGACGTAGAGGTTCAACATCTGAACATGGTTCCTTCACCGGAGCGGTTGGAGAAATATCGGTTGATACTGATAAAGATACTGTTGCGGTACATGATGGTTCTCAAGCTGGTGGATTTCCATTAGCAAGAGAGGACATGAATAATGTTACCAATCGAGTTGGTATAACACAACTGAATTGTGCTGATGGTAGCAATGGTCAGGTACTTTCTACCAATGGAAGTGGAACATTAAGTTTTAGTACAGTTGATGCTACTACTGCTAATGTTGGTGGAGACTTGTCCGGTACAGTAGGTAATGCACAGATAGTTGCAAATGCTGTTGGAACAACTGAGTTGGCTGCAAACGCAGTAACAACTGCAAAGGTTACTGATGCAAATATAACAGCAGCGAAGATGGCAACAAACTCAGTAACAACAATAAAAATTACTGATGCCAATGTAACAACTGCCAAGATAGCAGATTCAGCAATTACAAGTGTTAAGATATTAGATGGAACTATTGTAGCAGGTGATATAGCATCTAATGCTATTACAGAAGCAAAGATATTAAATGCAAATGTTACAACTGCCAAGATAGCAGACAATGCTATAACAACAGCACTGATAGCAGGTGGTAATGTAACAACTAACAAGATAGCAGATGCAGCAGTAACAGGTCCTAAGATTAGTTTATCATCACAAGCACAAGGTGATATTATGTATCATAATGGAACTACTTGGGTTAGATTACCGTCTGGTGCTACTGGACAAGTATTAATGGATGCTGGAACTAGTCCTGCATGGGATAATGCACCTTATGATATTGCGTTTATTGCTGGGTATGATAAAAACATGACAGCAGAAGATGTAGCTGTTGCAACATATGGTGAATTGGTTATGTGCCGAGGAGGAACATTTCTTGGTGAGTCTGGTCATATAACAGTTGGACCTACTGGTGCTGCTCTTATTTTGGATATAGAAAAAAATGGAACAAGTATATATTCTACAAGACCACAATGGGCAGCTGGTGGTGGTGCTGGTATAACTAATACTGGTACTCTTTCTACCACAACATTTTCTGCTGGTGATAGAATCACTTTTAAAATAGACCAAATTGGTTCATCAGAACCCGGAGAAGGAGTTCGTTTCACTTTAAAATGTAAGGTATAATATATGTCAATGTTAATAGCACCACAGTTAATTAGTGGAAGAGCAGATAGGTTTGCAGCCTCTGGTGGTTCAGAATCAACTTATAGCTCTGGTGGTAAAAATTATAGATCACATACTTTTACCAGTTCAGGAACATTTGCTGTTACAGGTTCCGATGGTGTTGTGGATGCTATGATTGTTGCAGGTGGTGGAGGTGGTGCTTCAAACGGTGGAGGCGGTGCTGGTGGTATGTTAGTATCAACTTCAATGGCAGTATCAACAGGAAATAACACAGTAACAGTTGGTGGTGGTGGTGCTGGACAGAGTTCTGGTTCACATGGAACTGATGGAAGTAACTCAGTCTTTGTAAGTACAGCTACTGGTGGTGGTGGAGCAGGTTGGGCATCAGGAACTTTACCATGTTCTGCTTCCATAGCAAATGGTGTAGGACGAACTGGTGGTTCAGGTGGTGGAGCTGGTAGTCCACAAATTAGTTGTACTGCTGGTGCTGAAGGTGGTTCTGGAACATCTGGACAAGGAAATGCTGGTGGTCATTCACCACGATCACCGAATGAAGGTGGACAAGGTGCAGGTGGAGGAGGAAAAGGTGCTGTTGGGAGTGATGCTGCAGATTATACTGGAGGAAACGGTGGTGCAGGTTTAGCTAATGCTTATAGAGCTGGTTCAAATGTAAATTATGCAGGTGGTGGAGGTGGAGGTGCAGGTCATCAATTCAAAGGTTCAACGGCAGGAGGTGGTGGTACTGGCGGTGGTGGAAGTGGTGGAAGTGAAGCAAATGGTTCAGCTGGTACAGTAAATTTGGGTGGTGGTGGCGGAGGTGGAAATTCTGGTGCGGCCGGTGGTTCTGGTATTGTAGTTATTAGGTATGAGGTAGACTAGTAAAATAATTTTTTTATGAGGTACTTGAATGAAATTTACAATATGTGATGAAGATAAAGTTTTTCCATTTTTAATAGTTGATGATCTTTATTCTAAGAATGAACAAGAATTAATTTGGGAAGAACTTAGATTTCATAAAAATAATTTTAAAGTAGATCATAAAGCTGGTGGTGAAGGTGTTGCAAGAGATGAAAATGGTAAACCATTAGCTAATGCAACAAGACTTTATTTAGATGAGATTTACAATGATAATCGACAAGATTCAAATATATTAAACGTATATACAAAAATAATTTCACCAAAAGTCAAAGAAGCATATAGACAAACAACACCATCATGGAGATTATTTGAAATAACTAATCAAGATAATTCACAGGTTAGTTATTATGAAAACGAAGGAGATTATAAAGAGCATTTTGATAAGTATATGCATACGGCATTAATTTGGTTTTATAAAGAGCCAAAGAGATTTACGGGTGGTGATTTAACATTTACCCAATCACAACAAACAGTCGAATGTAAACATAATAGAATGATATTATTTCCAAGTTATTACTTACACGCGGTGGATGAAGTAACTATGGAATATAAATATAGGGGTAAAGGGTTAGGTAGATATTGTTTAACACATTTTTATAATAAGGGGTAACAAATGTCACATTTTGCAAAAGTAGTTGATAATATAGTAGAACAGGTAATTGTAGCTGAACAAGATTTCATTGATACATTACCAGACAGTAGTGCATGGGTTCAAACATCCTATAATACAAGAGGTGGAAAACACTATGCACCAAATACAAGTGATGAAGATGGTGGAGTAGCTTTGAGAAAAAACTATGCTGGTGTTGGTTATACCTATGATACAACAAGAGATGCTTTTTATGCACCTCAACCTTATCCATCATGGTTATTAGATGAAGATACTTGTTTATGGGATTCACCTGTACCCCATCCAAATAAAGATGCAACAGAAGAAAATCCCGGAGATGGTAAAATGTATGCATGGGATGAAGATATTGTAAACTGGAAAGAAATAGTAGAATAATAATAAAGGATAAACTATGGCAGTTATATCAGTAAATTTAACCGACACATTTGAACAATGGCGTACTAAAACAAATTCACTTGGTACTAAGCAAGGTGATTTAACAACTTTAACCACTACTGCAAAAGGTACGGTTGTTGCAGCTATCAATGAAGTTGATGCTGCCGGTGGTATGGCAAATCTAGTAGAAGATACTACACCGCAACTGGGTGGTTCACTTGATATGAATGGTAATTCAATAATAAGTGTTTCCAACGCCAACATTACAATTACTCCAAACGGAAGCGGTAAAGTTATACTTGATGGTATATCACATCCAGCAGCTGACGGTACTAATGGACAAGTGTTACAAACAAATGGTTCTGGTGTTTTAAGTTTTGCAACCATTTCTTCCGACCCCACTATGGGTGGTGATTTATCCGGAACTGCCAGTAACGCACAGATAGTTGCAAATTCAGTAACAGCTACTGAGTTGGCAGGTGATGCAGTTACAGGAGCTCAGTTAGCAGACAACGCTTGCGATAGTGAGCATTACACCGATGGAAGTATCGACACAGCTCATATCGCTAATGACCAAATTACGGCTGCTTTGATTGCAGATAATGCTATTGATTCTGATATGTATGTGGATGGTTCAATAGACACAGCTCATTTGGCTGCAGATGCCGTTGATGGCACTAAGATAGCAGATGATGCAATCAATAGTGAACACTACGCTGCAGATTCAATAGACACAGAACACTACGCTGCAGGTTCCGTTGATAATACGGCTTTAGGAGCCGATTGTGTTACTCATCAAAAAGTTGCTGATAATACAATATATGCAGTACATATTGTAGATGGTTCCTGCTCAAATGCCAAGATAGCAACCGATGCAATAACAAATGTAAAAGTGGCTGATGACGCAATCGGTGTAGCAGAACTAAGTGCGAGTGGTACAGCAAATAGTTCAAGTTTTTTAAGAGGTGATAATACTTGGGCTGCTGCTGGTGGTGGTAAAGTTCTACAAATGGTTCAGCATGCAGAAAGGAATACACCTCTTTCAATCACACCCGGTACTGCCACTTGGACAGATATTTCAGGTTTATCAGTAAGTATTACACCGTCAGCCACATCATCTAAAGTTTTAGTTGGTGGTCATGTTAGTACAGTAAACCCGGGAGATCATAATGGTAGGGGAATTGGTCATAGAATTTTGCGAGGAAGTACAGTAATTGGTCATGCCGCAGCAAATGGAAGTAGACTTAGGGCTAACTCTTTTAACGCACAAACATATAATCATGGTAATCCTGCTCATCCATTAAATTATTTAGATAGCCCGAATACGACATCTGCCGTAACTTATAAATTTCAAGTTGCACCACTTCAACATAATCAAGTTTTAATTAATTATGGTCCGGCATCTAGTAATGCAAATAGTTCCTGTGACTCGATATGTTATATTTATGTAATTGAAATCGGAGCATAAAATAAAGGAGTAAAGTATGAGGATATATAATATGTCAGAAGCTATTTCAGCAATTAATTCTGATCTTAGATTTTCGGTTGATGAAGGTATAGAAAATGAAGAAGAAAGATTTAATAATATTATTTGGTATAACGGAGTTGACGAAAATAATTCTGTTATTGAAGGTGAACCTGATAACAAACCAACGTGGGCAGAGGTTGAAGTTGAATTTGCTAAAGTGAAAGCAGAAGGTATTGCTAACCAGTATTATAAAGATCGCATGTTTGAATATCCTAAGTTAGAAGATCAGTTTGATATGTTATGGCATGCGATAGATGACGGAACTTTAGATAAGACAAGTGATTTCTATACTGCTTTAAAAGTAGTAAAAGATAAATATCCTAAAGAATAAAGAGAAAAAATAAATGGGAACAAATACATTTAAAAATGCACAAGGAACTAATATAACAAGTGTCACTTCAATATATACTGCACCGTCATTAAAGACATCAATTTTATTAGAATTAGATATTGCAAATACTACAACGGCAGTAGTCGAAACTTCCGTACAGGTTACAGATACCTCTGCAAGTTCTACATCCTACCTCGTTAAAAATGCACCTATACCTTCGGGTAGTGCATTACAAGTCATATCAGGTCAAAAAGTTATACTAGAAGCAGGAGATATAATTAAAGTTACATCAAGCGGTGCAGTTGATTGTGTAGCTTCAATTTTAGAGGATGTAAACTAAATGTCATACATAGGTAAAACTCCTGACAGTTTAGTAACTGGACAAAATACGAGTGAAGATATTTTTACTGCTACTTCTAATCAAACTGCTTTTACTTTGACTGCCGATGTTGTTATTGAAACAGATATTATTGTTTCTATCAATGGTGTAGTCCAATCTGGTACAGCATACGGAATGAGTGGTACTGGAAATCGAACTCTTACTTTTACAACTGGTCTAACAGTTGGTGATAAAGTAAGAGTTTTGCATATTGGATTCAAACCAACTACAACTGTATTCGCAGACAATTCTGTAATAACTCAAAAGTTAGCTGCTAATGCTGTAACAGTTGCAAAGATTGCTGATGATGCAGTAACAGCGGCAAAAATACATGGTGATGTTGTATTGGGAGGTCCTTCGTTGGGAACTAATTCTGTTATAAGAACAAATGCAAATACCATTAGTGAGAATATAACATTTCTTACAAATACAAATGGTTCGAGTGTAGGAACAATTACAATAGCCTCTGGGTCTACGGTAACAATAACTTCTGGAGCTCTTTGGAAAATTTTATGAGTACATTAAAGAAACAAGAGGAGAATAAATAGATGGCAGTAACTATTAACAGCAATGGCACCATAACTGGCATAGCAGTAGGTGGCTTGCCGGACGGAGTAGTTGATGCAGGAACGCTTGCGACAAACTCGGTGGACTCAGCCGAATTAATAGATGGTGCAGTTGATAATTCTCACTTGGCGACAGGTATTACTTCTTCAAAATTAAGTGGAAATTTACCTGCACTTAATGGTTCTGCTCTTACTGCTTTATCAGCTGCAAATTTAACAGGGAATCTACCTGCGATAAGTGGTTCAAGTCTTACGGGAGTATATAATGTAGATAGTCTTGGTGCTAATTCACACAGTAAAATGATTGCTAGCACTTACGATTTAAGCACCGCTTCTGGTAATAAAGACATTACTGGTTTTGGATTTGATCCTAAAATTGTTTTTATGTTTTGGGGGCAATCAGTATCAGTAAATTGGGGAATTGGATTTATGCAAGTAAATCAAAACGTGGGATATGGTATTCGCAACACAGGTGGTAGTACCACAGGGTTGGTAGATCAGGAGGGGAGTTTACTTGCTCATAAACAAACAGGTAATACTCACGCTCAAAATGGAATATTGAGTTCAATTACTGATGGTATTAGGATTGCTTTTACTAAGGTTGGAAGTCCTACGGGTAGCCTTCACATAAAAGTTCTAGGATTTAAATGATGACAACTTCTTACGTTAAAGAGAAAACAACAGGAAAAATATTAACTTCCACAACGGGTCAAGATCAAAACAATCCTATTCATACTGAAGCTATGAATAGTTTTGTTACCAGTAGGGGATGGAGTTTAGATGACTATGAAATAGGTTTTGAAGATGATAATGTTGTTGAAGAATGGATTAATATACAAGATGAAGCTTCTAAAACTTACGCAGACAAACGCAAAGCAGAATATCCTTCTATTGAAGATGTTACAGTTGCACTTGCAGAAAAAGCAGAAGGTGATTCAACAATGTGGGACGAAATAACTGTAAAACGACAAGCAATTAAAGCTAAATACCCAAAGGAATAAGCTATGGCATATATTGGAAGAGGAGTAGAATTTGGTGAGTTTATAAAACAAACTCTAACACCGAATAGTTCAACAACAGCATTTGCTATGACCCATGCCGCATCTGCAAATAGTGTCTTAGTAGTTTATGGAAACATAGTTCAGGAACCGGGTGTTGGTTATACTTGTGCTGGTAGCACTATTACATTTACAGGTACACCCCAGACAGGGACATCATTATACATTATATATATGGGTAGAGAATTAACAAGTCTTAATGCACCGGATGATTCTATAACAACTGCTAAGATAGCAGATGATGCAGTAACAACTGCTAAGATAGCTGATAATTCTATTACATCAGCTAAAATTGGTGTGGATGTTATCGTTGCAGAGGATATTGCCGCTAATGCAATTACTGTTTCAGAACTTCAAAACAATGCAGTAACAACTGTAAAAATAATTGATGATGCAGTAACAACAGCAAAGATATTAGATTCAAATGTAACAGCTGCTAAGTTAGCTTCAGATGCAGTAACAACTGCTAAGATATTAAATTCTAATGTAACAACTGCAAAAATAGCAGATTTAAATGTAACAACTGGTAAGATAGCAGCCGATGCAATAACGGGTGCAAAAATAGCTGATGATACATTAGACTCGGAACATTACGCCGATGGAAGTATTGATACAGCTCACATCGCTGACTTACAAGTAACAACTGCTAAGTTAGCAGCCGATGCAATAACAGCAGCCAAGATAGCAGATGACGTTATCAATAGTGAACACTACGCCGCGGCAAGTATTGACAATGAACATTTAGCTGATGATGCAGTAACAACTGCAAAGATATTAAATGCAAATGTAACAACTGCTAAAATAGCAGATTTAAATGTAACAACTGCTAAGATAGCAGCTGATGCAATTACAGGAGCCAAGATAGCTGATGATACATTGGACTCAGAGCATTACGCCGATGGAAGTATTGACACAGCTCATCTCGCTGACGGTGCGATAACAGCAGCAAAGATAGCAGACGGTACAGTAGTAGCAGCAGAGATAGCTTCTGATGCAGTAACAACAGTAAAGATTATAGATGATGCAGTAACAACTGCAAAGATATTAAATGCAAATGTAACAACTGCGAAGATAGCGGATGACGCAGTAACAACAGCAAAAATATTAGATGCAAATGTAACAACTGCTAAAATAGCAGCTGATGCTATTGATGGAACTAAACTAGCAGATAACGCATTGAACTCGGAGCATTATACTGATGGTTCAGTAGATGATATCCATATTAGTGGAATGGCTGCAAGCAAATTGACAGGAACTATAACTCCTTCTGATAATACCGTTACTGGTGCTAAGATAGCACTTGGTTCTGACGCAGCAGGTGATGTCATGTATTATAATGGAACTGATTATGCTAGACTTGCAAAAGGAACTGCCGGACAAGTATTGACTATAAATTCTGGTGCGACTGCTCCTGAGTGGGCTGCTGATTCTACTAATGTTGGTGCTACGTCTGTTGGTGGTGATGTTACTGGTACAGTTGCAAATATTCAGATTGCTTCTGGTGCAGTAGGCACTACGGAACTTGCTGCTGACGCAGTTGATGGAACTAAACTCGCTGATAATGCATTGGACTCGGAGCATTATACCGATGGAAGTATTGACGCTGCTCACTTGGCTTCTGATGCAGTAACAACAGCAAAGATATTAGATTCAAATGTAACAGCTGCTAAGTTAGCTTCAGATGCAGTAACAACTGCAAAGATATTAAATGCAAATGTAACAACTGCTAAAATAGCAGATGACGGAGTAACAACAGCAAAGATATTAGATTCAAATGTAACAACTGCTAAGATTGCTGATGACGCAATAACAACTGCGAAAATATTAAATGCAAATGTAACAACTGCTAAAATAGCAGCTGATGCTATTGATGGAACTAAACTCGCTGATAATGCATTGGACTCAGAGCATTACACCGATGGAAGTATTGATACAGCTCACCTTGGTGATTTACAAGTAACAACTGCTAAGATAGCAGCTGATGCAATTACAGGAGCCAAGATAGCTGATGATACATTGGACTCAGAGCATTACGCGGCAGGGTCTGTCGATCTTGAACATATGAGTTCGCAAAGTGTTGATGAAGATAATCTACACATTAGTAATGCTGGAACTAACGGACAATTTTTATCAAAACAAAGTGGTAATACAGGTGGATTAACTTGGGCTGATGCAACAACAACAGCTCAAGTGAATACTTTAATAGCAGCTGCAGGTCATCAGTCAGCTGCACAAGTTACAACTATTGCACAGGATGAAGCTGCTGCATTGGCAATAGCATTAGGATAATAAAAAATGGCTAATACATTTAAATCAGAAACATTTACAGGTGGTTCGACTGCGGCAAATACTGATATGACAGTTTATACTGTACCTTCATCAACGACAACTATTATTATCGGTTTAACAATTAGTAATCTTACAAATAATAGTATTACTGTTGATGTAAAATTAGTATCTTCTGCTGATGATAATATCCATATCGGTAAAAATCTTCCAATACCATCGGGTAGTGCTTTGAACGCATTAACAGGAAAGGTGGTAATGGAAACTGGTGATATTCTAAGAGTGCAAAGTGATACAGCCAATAGTGCAGATATTGCTATGAGTATCATGGAGGTCACCTAATGGCATTAGATAAACTTACTTCCGATATGATAACAGCTGGTGCTGTTAATGCAGCTGCAATAGCAGACGGTACAGTAGTAGCTGCAGAGATAGCTGATGATGCAATAGTAACTGCTAAGATTGCGGATGACGCAGTAACGGCTGCTAAGATACATGATGCTGTTGAACTCGGAGGACCTTCATTAGGAACATCAAGTGTTATCAGAACAAATGCAAATACCATTAGTGAGAATATAACATTTGCTTCAAACACAAATGGTGTAAGTGCAGGACCTATATCAATCGCTGACGGAAATTTCGTTGCAGTATCATCTGGAACTACTTGGTCTATCATATGAGTACAATAAAAGTAGATACAGTAACGACATTAGACGGAACAGGAAACATTACTTTAAGTAGGCCTTTAACTGGTTTGTCTGGTAGTGGTGCATCTTTGACTGCATTGAATGCTACTGAACTTACAAGTGGTACTTTACCAATGGCTAGATTGTCAGGAACTCTACCTGCACTTAATGGTTCTGCTCTTACTGCTCTTAATGCAACTAATCTTGCAAGTGGTACTGTTCCAACTGCTAGACTAGGATCGGGTACTGCTAACAATGGAGTTTTTTTAAGAGGTGATGGTACATGGAACGCAGCTGGTGGTGGAGTAGATGGTATATCTTCATCTGCTGATGCGACTGCTATAACTATTACCTCGGCAGAAAAAGTTGGGATAGGTATTACAAATCCAAACTCAACATTTGTAGTATCTGATGGTGGAGCGTATGGAATGGAATTTTATCCTAACGATAATAATGTATCTAAAATTCTTGCTTATGATAGAAGTGGTAGTGCGTATCGAGATTTTAAAATTTCTGGTAATCAGGTAATATTTGGATATGGTACATCAGGCAATAATGAAGGTATGCGTATTAATAATGTTGGTGCGATAACAATGCCTAAACAACCGTGTTTTCAGGCTCAAATTACTGGACCGGGTGAGAATAATGTTACTGGTAATAGTGCTACATATACTGTAGGATTTGCTACTGAAAATTTTGATCTAGCTGGGAACTTTGCGTCAGGTACATTTACTGCTCCAGTAACAGGTAAATATCTTTTATCCGTACACATAACGGTAGCAGGAGTAACAGGGGCTTCTGATGGTTATGATATACAAATATTAACTTCTAATCGTCAGTATCAGACTTCTGAACATCTATGGGGTGATGGACATTATTCACAAAGATATAATTCTCTTGTTGTTATTGCTGACATGGATGCGTCTGATACAGCCTATGTAAGAATTATTGGTACTGGTGAGTCGGGTAATGTGTGGGACATTGGTGGTGTTACACCTAAATTTTATGGATGTTTATTAGCCTAAAGGGAATTATGATATTAACTAAAAGACAATTAGATGTTCTCAATCATGTTGTAGTCAACGGACAAGAGTGGGCTGATAATGCAAAACAAGAATCTCATATTCTTGATAAAATTGCTAATCACGAATCATCTTATGATGAAGCTGTTGCAAAAGGGAATTATAAAAATCGTAAACAGCGTGATGAAGAAATAACAAGATTAGAACAAGAAAAATACGATAATGCATCTTGGGATGTTAAGAGACAGCGAGAGTACCCGAGAATTTCAGAGTTAGTAGTGGCTTTATATGATGAAGATGATAAAGCAGAAATCATTAAACGCAGAGCCGAAGTTAAATTAAAGTACCCAAAGGAATAAGATATGCCCCAATTAGATTTTGATGGAGCGAACTCAAGACTCTCCGCCGACAACATAAGAGGACAGAGTGGAAGCACGATAACCATTGTAAGTGGACATAATTTGGTTGGAAGCGGTTCTGGATTAACTGCTTTACCAGCAGCTAACTTAACAGGAACTATATCTGCTATTAGTGGCGCTAATCTTACAAATCTTAATGCTACTAATTTAGCAAGTGGTACAGTACCAACAGCTAGACTTGGAAGTGGTACTGCTAACAATGGAGTTTTTTTAAGAGGTGATGGTACTTGGGCAGCTGCTGGTGGTGGAGTAGATGGTATTGTGTCATCTGCTAATGCAACTGCTATTACGATAGATAGTGATGAAAATATTCTTATAGGAACAACAAATTCTTATGTAAGAGGGATGATAGATATTGAAATGCCTAATTCCACATCTACATCAGATTACTTGCATAGAGTAGGATTACGACTTGATAGTCGGTGTGGTGCAAATGAAATTGGCCCTAGTATAGAATTTAGTACATCAGGTAATGCTGAAGCACTTATTGGTTTGAAGAACCACAGTCAGGTTGGTACACAACAGGCTCATATGTTTTTCAGAATAAAATCTGATACTAGCACTACTACCATGACAGAATTTATGCGTGTTACACCACCTTATTATACTAGTTTTCCAAAACCTGTATTATTCGGATTATCTGGTAGTACAGCACCAAAATCTGTAGGTTCGTTGGAAGTTGAGTCAACAGTAGGACAAGATAATGGTTTAATTGTTTGGACTTCAACTAACAATTCAGGTGCGATGAATATGGTGAGTTTTCGTGCTAATTCAACAACCGAAGTTGGTTCAATAAGATCAACTTCATCTTCTACTTCTTTTAATACTTCATCTGATTATCGTTTAAAAGAAAATGTAGTACCAATGACGGGAGCAATAGACAGAATTAAACTATTCAAACCATTACGATTCAATTTCATTACTAACCCAAGTAAAGTTGTAGATGGTTTCTTGGCACACGAAGCACAAGAAATAGTTCCAGAGGCTGTTGATGGTACGAAAGATGAGATGGAGGAGTATGAAGCAACTCCTGCTGAAATCGGTGAAGATGGTAATATTAGTAAAGAAGCAGTAATGGGCTCAAGAGCAAAGATGCAAGGAATAGATCAGGCTAAGATTGTTCCTCTGCTTGTTGGAGCATTACAAGAATCTATTACACGAATTGAAAGTTTAGAACAAGAAGTTGCAACATTAAAAGGAGAATAACTAAATGAGTACAATAAAAGTTAATACATTAACTACATTAAACGGTTCAGGAAACATAACCGTAAGTAGACCTTTTACTGGTCTGTCTGGTAGTGGTGCTTCTTTGACTGCTCTTAATGCTACTGAACTTACAAGCGGAACAATACCAATTGCTCGTATAGCTGACAATGCGATTACTGGAGCAAAGATAGCAATGACATCAGATGCACGAGGTGACATCTTGTATTACAATGGTACAGATTATGCTCGACTTGCAAAAGGTGCTAGTGGAACGGTGTTGAAGATGGGTGCAAACGATCCTGCATGGGGTACTGATTCAGTTGATTTAACAGCAGATCAATCATGGACAGGTTCACAACGTGCAACAATGGTAACAGACAATGATGGTTCATTTGATATGAACGCAGGACAAAATTTTAATTGTACTCCGTCTGGAAATTTTACTTTAACTTTTACTAATATTGCAAATGGTCAATCAGGATTTATTATTTTAATTAATTCTGGTGGACATACAGTTTCACTTCATGCAAATTCAAAAGCCGATGCAAACTTAACAGGAGTGGTATCGACAGCAGGAACATATATTTTAAGTTATATTAGTAATGGTACTAATGTTTATTTAACAAACTCAGCAGTTATAGCATAGGAAAAAGAATGCCACTATTTCATGGAAACGCAATTCCAAGTGCGACGGGTTATGATATAGAGAACTCTTGTCGTTTAAATCGAGGTGACCCTGCTTATATGTCAAGAACTTTTTCTAGTGCTGGTAATCGTAGAACTTGGACTTTTAGTGCTTGGATTAAAATAGGAAACCTTTTACTGGCATCTGGTAATTCACTTGGAATATTTGGTGCTTATGGTAGTGGTCATACTGCTAATATTCAAATAGATGGTAATGGTGAATTTCATTGGGAACATCACGACGGTTCTTCATACGCTGGTGGTTTACGAGTAACAACCGCTAAACACAGGGATCCGACTAATTGGTATCATGTTATGATTGCTTATGATACTACTCAAGGAACAGCTTCAAACAGAATTAAGTTATATGTAAATGGTACACACCAAACGGATCTAGTATCTGGCACTCATCATGGTTGGCCAGCACAAAATTATGAAGGTAGAATTAATACCGCGAGTGAACATATAGTTGGGAAGGTTAATAATGCATATCATTGGGATGGCTATATGGCAGAAATAAATTTTATTGATGGAACAGCTTTAACACCAAGTTCGTTTGGTGAAGTAGATGAGGATTACGGACATTGGAAACCTAAAAAACTTACTGGTTTAACTTATGGTACTAATGGATTTTATTTAGATTTTAAAGCTGCTGGTAGTGGTACAGGTGGTGCAGGTAATGATGCTAATGGTAGTAACAACTTCTCAACAGCTGGTATAGGTACTGCCAATCAAACATTAGATACTCCTACAAATAATTTTTCTGTTATTAATCCTATAGACAATTATTATCCGCCTTCAGCGGATTCCGCTACGTTTATAAAACAAGGAAATCTTCAATATGGAAATACTGCTAATACAACTGCTTCATTCCGTCGAGCAACATTTGGTATGGATTCTGGAAAATGGTATTGGGAAGTATTAAGAAATAATATTAGTGGTTCTGAATCAGGTAATACATTAGGGATTATGCCTGCTTCTGCAGGTTTCGGTCAAGTTAATAACTATATTGGAGCAGATCATCCAAATTTGAAAGGTGGAATTGGATTCTATGGTTTCGGTTCAAATACTAATTTAGATAATGGTGGTACGATTAATCAAGGTGTTGGTAGTCATACAGGAGCAAATACTGTAATAGGAATAGCATATGATTGTGCTACTGGTAAATTCTGGGTATCTATTAATGGAACTTGGACTGGTAGTGCTAATCCATCAACAGGAAATACTCCCAATTTCACTTTTACTGATACTGTTATAACAAAATCACCAGCTTTTCAAGCACATAATAATGTTGAGTTTATTGCTAATTTTGGACAAGAGGGTACATTCATAGGTAGGAAAACTGCAGGTGGGAATTCGGATGATAATGGTTATGGAAATTTTCTTTATGATGTCCCTGCTGGTTTTCTAGCATTATGTTCAAAAAATATACCAGAGCCAGCAGTTAAACCCAGAGAAAATTTTCATACAAAATTATATTCTGGTAATGGTTCAACTAATGCTATTACAGGAGTTGGATTTACACCGGGGTTAACGTGGATAAGAACTAGAAATAATGTTAATTATAATCCAGAATCGTATGATATTGCAAGAGGAGCTACTCATTCTCTCGCTCAGGCCTCAAATGGTATTGAATATTCAAACAATAACACTCTAGCATCTTTTGATTCAGATGGATTTACTCTTGGAGCCCATGATGGAATAAATAATGGTTCAAGCACTTTTGCTTCTTGGAATTGGAAAATGGGGGGAAGTCCCTCGTCAAATACCAATGGTACAATTACAAGTAATGTTTCAGCAAATGTAAGTGCAGGACAATCAGTTTTAACTTATACTGGTACTGGTAGTAATGCTACAGTTGGACATGGCCTTAGTCAAGCACCAGACCTTGTAATTATTAAAAGAAGAAATGCTGGTAGTAGTAATTGGGTGGTTGGTACAGACAGTCAAGAGGCAAAAATATTACATTCAGGAACATTTAACATGAATGGTTCAATGCCTCTTAATGATACTACTGTCTGGACAGATGAGACAATATTCAATGATACATCTCCAACTTCAACCGTGTTTTCACTCGGTGGTAGTGATACAAGAAATAATGCTTCTGGTGGAACTTATGTTGCGTATTGTTTTCATAATGTCGAGGGTTATTCAAAAATAGGAGCATATGATTCTGGTGCTGCTGGTGCAGAAAGTGGAGTAGCGGGTGATATATCTGGAACTATGGTTTATACAGGATTTAAACCTGCATTTCTTATTATAAAACCTTTTGACCAAGGTGGAAATGGCTGGAGGTTAATAGATGGTGAAAGAGATAGCTATATAAATCCTATAAACAGTCATCTGAGCCTTCATACGGCAGGTGCAATAACAGGTAGTATAGTAGAGGGTAATACTGCCAATGGTGAAGGATTAAAACTAGATTTTCTTGCTAATGGATTTAAAAATAGAGAAAGAGATAGTTGGTTTAATGATTATAGATATTGTTATTTTTATTATGCAGTTGCATCATTCCCATTCAAATATTCAAACGCAGGATAGGAGGAAAAATTATGTGGTGTCAAGTATCAGGAAATGAAGTGATAAGAGTCATTCCATCTCCTATTGCATTAACAGTCGATTCAATTCAGTACCCAAGAAATATTTTTACGGTTTGGAGTGCATCAGAATTAAAAAATATTGGTATCTATCCATATTCTGAAACAGTTCCTAATACAACATATCATACGATTGGTTCTGTATCTTATAATGTTGGTGCTGACGCAGTAACAGGTACTTATGCTACGACTGATCAAGATTATGCAGAATTAAAAAAAGGTATGTTAAAACAAACAAAAATAACAGCTGGAAATATATTACTACGAGATGATTGGATGTCTATTAGAGAAGCAGAAGGTGGAACAGCAATGCCCGATAACATTAAAACATATCGAGCAGCCATAAGAACAGAAAGTGGAAAGAAAGAAGATGAGATAAATGCATTGTCTGATTTAGATGCAGTTAAACTGTATGAAGCAACACCATATACTTACGTTTATAAAGTTAAAAATGTAGATGGAACACACGGACCTACTACTGAATCTATAACATGGCATATCAATTTAGTTGAACATTATGAAGCATCAGATCCGTTGGCAGAAGTTGATCCAGCCTTTGTTAGTTTAGAAAAGGAATAAATAAATGAGTACACTAAAAGTAGACACTATTGATACATCTGATAGTTCAGGAAACATAACAGTAAGTAGACCTTTGGCTGGTAGTGGTGCTTCTTTAACTGCTCTTAATGCTACTGAACTTACAAGTGGAACAATACCAATTGCTCGTATTGCTGATGGTGCAATAACAGCAGCCAAGATAGCAGACGGTACAGTAGTGGCAGCAGAGATAGCTAGTAATGCAGTAACAACAATAAAGATAATTGATGATGCCGTAACAACAGCAAAAATATTAGATGCAAATGTAACAACTGCTAAAATAGCAGCTGATGCTATTGATGGAACTAAACTGGCAGACAACGCCTGCGATAGTGAGCATTACACCGATGGAAGCATTGACTTAGCTCATATGAGTGCAAATAGTATTGACTCGGATCAATATGTTGATGGAAGCGTTGACAATGTTCATTTGGCTACAGGAATTGATGCCGCAAAATTAACTACAGGTACTTTACCAATGGCCAGACTATCTGGTACATTACCTGCACTTAATGGTTCAGCACTTACAGCACTTAATGCTACTAATCTTGGGAGTGGTACAGTACCAACGGCTAGACTAGGAACTGGTACTGCTAATAGTGGAGTTTTTTTAAGAGGTGATGGTACTTGGGATACTGCTGGGTCAACAAGTGCTAGTGATTTAACTTCTGGTACTTTACCAATGGCCAGACTATCTGGTACATTACCTGCACTTAATGGTTCAGCACTTACAGCACTTAATGCTACTGAACTTACAAGTGGAACAATACCAATTGCTCGTATTGCTGATGATGCAGTAACAAATGCTAAGATGGCTGATGACGCAATTGATTCAGCACAGATAGCGAATGGAGCAGTTGACCTTGTCCATATGAGTGTGAATAGTATTGACTCGGATCAATATGTTGATGGAAGTATTGATTTAGCTCATTTATCGGCAGACTGCGTGGATGGCACAAAAATAGCAGATGATGCCATCAATAGTGAACACTACGCTGCAGCAAGTATTGACGCTGAACATTTAGCTGGTGGAAAAGATGGTGCTTTTAAAATGGATGCAAACCCTGATGTAGACCATTTTGGTGTCGGGCCACAGACTAGTACATTATCTGCTGGTGCAACCATAACCATTATGGATTTGGTTTATGTTGGGGGTAGTGGCAAGTGGTTAAAAACTGATGCCGATGCGACAGGTACTTCTATTAACTTATTAGGTATATCATTGGAATCAAAAACTGATACACAAGCCATGAATGTGGCTTTACCCGGTAGTTTTGTTCGTGATGATACTTGGAACTGGTCATCTGGCCAGCCTCTTTATATCAGCACTACTGCTGGTGCTATAACAAGTTCGAAACCTACTGGTAGTGGAGATGTTGTAAGAACAATTGGATATGCAGTTAACGCTGACACTATCTTTTTTAACCCTTCAAGTGATTATGTCACACTAGCCTAATGCCAACTATATCTACATTTAACGGAATATCGGAAGATAATATAGCAACTTTTAACGGTGGCACAGCGTCAACCTATAACGCAGTGAACGGTGACACTTGGGCGCACTGGCAAGGAACAACTGCAACTGGTGGTTCAATAGCAACCTCTGGTAATTACAAAGTTCACACATTTACTTCTTCTGGCACTTTCCAAATTACCACTTTAGGAACTGATGCAGAAGTCGAATATCTTGTTATTGGTGCAGGGGGTGGAGGTGGTGGTGGACCGGGAGGTGGAACATACGGAGCCGGAGGCGGAGGTGCAGGAGCATATCGCACAGCAACAGGTCTTACTGTTGCACAACAGGGATATACCGTAACTATTGGTGCTGGTGGTTCTGGTGGGCCGGGTAGTAATCAGTTAGCGACTAATGGGGCAAATACCGTTTTTAGTTCCATCACTTCAAATGGTGGGGCAAGAGGAGGAACTACTGACTACCCTTCAGCTACATACGAGGCTGGTGGTTCTAATGGTAACGCATCGGGTGGTGGTGGAGGCAGTTATCAAGGAGCAGGGGGGTCTGGCGGAACATATGGAAATAATGGAGGACAAGCTGGAAATGCAGACGCACAAGACACTGCTGGTGGAGGAGGAGGAGCTTCTGCCGTAGGTGGTAATGGAAATAATTCGCCGTTTGGTAATGGTGGTAATGGAACAGCAAGTTCAATCACAGGATCATCTGTAACAAGAGCCGGAGGCGGTGGGGGTGGTCGAGCATTGTCTAGCAGTCCCACAACTACTGGTGGATCAGGTGGTGGTGGTGCTGGCAATAATGGTACCGGAGTTTCGGGAACAGCCAATACAGGTGGAGGAGCCGGAGGTGGTGGTGGAAACTCATCTCAAACTGGTGGCGCTGGTGGATCAGGTGTCGTAATTATAAAATATCAATTCCAACAATAGATAAAGAGAAAAAAATAAAATGTCATACATAGGTTTTAAACCAGTACAGGGTAGCGCACACCTCGTAGATGAATTTACTTCATCTGGTGGAAGTACATATACTCTAAGTAGTCAACCAACAAATAAGGATGTAGTAGAAGTTGTAGTTGGTGGATTAACACAGTCATCCTCTGCATATTCTTTTAGTGGAACTACTTTAACACTTGCTGGTGTTGCCTCTGGTACAAAAATAATTGTAAGACAGCATGGTGAAAAATTATTAACACCAATACCCGGTGATGATAGTGTAACGGGAGCAAAAATTGCTGATAACGCATTGGACTCGGAGCATTATGTTGATGGAAGTATTGACACAGCTCACATCGCTGATGGTGCAATTACAGCCGCGAAGATAGCAGACGGCACAGTAGTAGCAGCAGAGATAGCCAGTAATGCAGTAACAACTGTAAAAATAATTGATGACGCAGTAACAACAGCTAAGATAGCAGATGCAAATATAACGACAGCACTAATTGCTGATGATGCAGTAACGGCAGCCAAGATAGCAGATGCAGTTGCATTGGGAGGACCGTCATTGGGAACAAGTTCAATAATTCGTACCAATGCAAAAACGATTTCTGAAAATATTACATTCGCAGGAAATGAAAACGGAATGACTGTCGGACCTATTACGGTTGCAAATAATTATTCTGTAATAGTAACAAATGGTTCAACTTGGACAATAGTATAAGGAGAAATTAGTTGGCCTCAACTATTAAAGTAACAAATATAGATACGCCTGATAGTACAGGAAACATAACTGTTGATAGGCCTTTGTCTGGTAGTGGTGCTTCTTTGACTGCTTTGAATGCTACTCAACTTACAAGTGGAACAATACCAATCGCTCGTATAGCTGATGATGCAGTAACAAATGCTAAGATGGCTAATGACGCAATTGATTCAGCACAGATAGCTGATAATGCAGTAACACTTGCTAAGATGGCTGGAGGAACAGACGGTCAAGTAATTACTTATGATGCGTCTGGTGATCCTGTAGCAGTTGGACCGGGAACTGATGGTCAGGTATTAACATCCACAGGAGCGGGAAGTCCTCCTGCATTTGAAGATGTTGGTTCATCTTATTCCCTTATTCACAATTCAACTACAGCAGCAGCAGCACGAGCATTTACTGGAATGTCACGGACAACATATACAATGGGTTGGTGGATTTACTTTAATACTGTATATCCTTCGACTGCTGGCGATATTGAACTATTGGTGTCAGGTAATGATGGTTCTAGTTATCATGGTGCTTATACTTTTGCGATGGGTGGGCATGACTGGGATGGGACTGCTATAAATCGTAATATAACATCAGCCGGTTCCGAAATAAAATTAAATATTGGAACAGTTTGGAATATCGCTCCCGCAGGAATGTCAGGTTGGATTTTTATTCCACAATCTCTTGGTAGTGCCAATGTTGGGATAGTTTGGAGTATGGGCAGTATGGAAAATTCTTCAGCAGATAAAGAAAGATATATTGGGTTTGGTGCTTGTGATAATGCTGTAGTCGATATTAATGCCTTTAAAATTGAAACGAGTAATGGTTCAAATGTAAATGGCCATATTCAAGTATATGGTTTGAAACCCTCTTAAGGATAATAAGATGCCGAGATTTTTGAATATTAATGATGTATTAGTTCAATGTACCGCAGAGGAAGAAGCTGAATTTGATGCTAAAGCATCAGCAAATCCTCCTCCAGCTCTTGAGCAATTCAAAGAAAAAAAGATTGCAAAAATGAAAGCTAAAATTGCTTTACGTTACAGTAATAATGTGGATCGTTATTATTTAAAAAAAGCAAGATTAGAGGCTGAAGAGGAAAGTTATGAAGTGCCAGAAAAAATTAAAACTTATGCTACGGCTTTAAAAACTGTATCAGACAAAATGGAAATAGATATAAACGCATTGTCTTTAATTGATGATGTTCGAGATTATAAAATTTCTTGGCCTGATAACCCAAAGGAATGATGAATGAATAGTTATGTAGGAAATACTCCAACGACAGGACACTTCCCAACTGATACTTTTACAAGTTCAGGTGGAAGTACATATACATTAAGTCAAACACCTGCAACAACAGGTTCTATTGAAGTTAGTGTTCAAGGTGTACTACAAGCTGTTTCTGCATATTCATTAAGTGGTACAACACTTACACTTGCTGGTGTAACATCAGGAGATGTTATATTTGTTAGACATCTCGGAGAAACTTTACTAGTACCAGCACCAGCTGACGCTACTGTAACAACGGCAAAGATAGTAGATGCAAATGTAACAACAGCAAAAATAGCTGACAATGCAATAACAGCAGCAAAGATAGCAGACGGTACAGTAGTTGCCGCAGAGATAGCTAGTAATGCAGTAACAACAGCAAAAATAATTGATGACGCAGTAACAACTGCTAAGATATTAAATGCAAATGTAACAACAGCCAAGATAGCTGATGATGCAATTACAACAGCAAAAATATTAAATGCAAATGTAACAACTGCGAAAATAGCAGCTGATGCCGTTGATGGAACTAAACTAGCAGACAACGCTTGCGATAGTGAACATTACACCGATGGAAGTATTGATTTAGCTCATCTAGCGGCAGACTGCGTGGATGGTACAAAAATTGCTGATGATGCAATCAATAGCGAACATTACGCGGCAGCAAGTATTGACAATGAACATTTAGCTGATGATGCTGTTGGTATACCAGAATTAAGTGCAACAGGTACTGCTTCCTCATCTACTTTTTTAAGAGGTGATAATGCATGGGCCGCAGCTGGTGAAATTACAAAGTCTGCGAGTTATCCTCACTTAACAACAAATCCTTCTGGAGGTGTTGGTACTCTTTGGTTACGAACTACATCAGGTGAAATGTTTTGTTGTACAGACGCAACTAGTAATGCAAATGTTTGGACTAATTTAAGTGGTAGTGGTGATATAAGACCTTCAATGGTAGTGGCAGCTACTGGTGGAACTATAACAACAGATGGGAATTATAAAGTTCATACCTTTAATTCTTCAGCTACATTTACAGTTACTTCAACGGGTGGTGGTGATGCAGGTGGTGGTTTAGTTGAATATTTGGTTGTTGCCGGTGGAGGAGGAGGTGCTGGTGGTTCTGCCGGTGGAGGAGGAGGAGGTGCTGGTGGTTATAGTGCAGGAATAAATTTTCCTGTCGTAGCACAAGCTTATACAGTAACTATTGGTGCTGGTGGTGCTGGTAATACAAGTCCTGACAATAATCATGGTACAAAGGGAGCTGATACTCTTTTTGGTTCAATTATTTCATCGGGTGGTGGTTATGGTGCCGGTGGAGGTGTCGCACCATCTTATATAGGTCATGGTGGAAATGGAGGTTCAGGTGGTGGAGGACGATATGCTGGAACAGGTGGTTCTGGAACACTTGAACAAGGAAATGCTGGTGGTGGTAGTACAACTGCTGGTTCACGAGGTGGCGGTGGCGGTGGAGGAGCTTCTGCTGCTGGTGCAGATGGAGATAGTGGAGAAGGTGGTGCAGGTGGTGCTGGACAATCAAGTTCAATAACTGGTTCTGCTGTAGTAAAATGTGGAGGTGGTGGTGGCGGAGCATTCACAGGTGGAACAGGTGGTTCAGGTGGAACAGGTGGCGGTGGTAATGGCCATGGTGAAAGTGGCGGCACACAAACTGCTGGTACAGCACATACGGGTGGAGGTGGAGGTGCTAATGGTGGTTCTTCTAATGGTGCAGCTGGTGGTTCAGGTTGTGTAGTTATTCGATATCTATTTCAATAAGGAATAACAAATGGCATATATAGGTAAAATTAAACATCAACCAGTAAAAGGTATTTATGAAGTAGGAGGAATGGCAGATGATGGTACTAATCAATCTATGGCAACTCATACATTGACAAAAGTTGTTTTTAATAATGTATATTATAATGATGGTGGAAATTTAGATACTACAAATGAAAGATATGTTGCACCAGCAACAGGTATGTACTTGATTCATGCTTCAGTTGGTATGTCTACTGCTTTTTCTTCTGGAAACAGAGGTATTATGAAATTATACAAAAATGGTGCGGTGGCATGGCAACCATTGAATGATGTTAGTGGTGAGTGTAATACAAGTACAACCTCGGAGGTAAATGTAACTATTAGTAGAGTGATGAAGTTAAATGCACACGACTATGTAGAAATGTATTTTATTCATTTTGCAGGCAGTACAAAACAACTGGGCGCACCTAAAATTTGGTTAGAAGTTAATAGATTATCATAAGGAAAATATATGCAATTTATAAAACAAAAATCAACAGGCAAAATAGTTCATAGAGAATTGCCCCATACTAATAAAACATTAGACAATGCTGCATATATTTATAAGATAGATAAAACTGATTTAGAAGTTGTGAAAGAAAACTGGAATGATGATGAATGGGCAGTAGCTATTAATAATCAGTTATCTTATGATGTTAAACGGAAAAGAGAATATGATGAATTGAATCAGTATGAAATGCAATTTGATGATCAACGCGATGGTACTACAACATGGGTTGATAAAATTAATGAAATAAAAAGCCGACACCCAAAGGAATAACAAATGGCATTATCAAGAATAGAAACAGATGGAATTTCGGACAGTGCTATCACAGCAGCAAAGATAGCTGACGGTACAGTAGTAGCTGCAGAGATTGCTGACGGTGCAATTACAACTGCTAAGTTAGCCAGTTCCGCAGTAACAGCAGCGAAGATAGCAGACGGTACAGTAGTAGCTGCTGAGATAGCTGATGGTGCAGTAACAACAGCAAAAATAGCTGCTGACGCAGTAACGGCCGCCAAAGTGGCTGATGATATTATTAACTCGGAGCATTATGCTGCGGGAAGTATTGATACTGCTCACATCGCTGCTTCACAAATTACTACAGCACTAGTAGCTGATGATGCAGTAACAACAGCTAAGATATTAAATGCAAATGTAACGACTGCAAAGATTGCTGATGATGCAATTACAACTGCGAAGATACATGATGATGTTGCATTGGGAGGACCTTCTTTAGGAACATCAAGTGTTATGAGAACAAATGCAAATTCAATTAGTGAGAATATAACAGTACCGAGTGGCACCAATGCGATGAGTGTAGGTCCTATGACTTTGTCAGTAGGAAACACCATTACTTGTAATGGTGTTTATAGAGTTATTTAAAGGAGAATAAAAAATGTCAGAATTTAAAGTAAATAAAATTTCACCCGCGAGTGGAACTGCTATAACACTTGGAGATAGTGGTGATACATTTACAGTTCCTAGTGGAGCAACTATTGCAAATAGTGGTACTGCTACTGGGTTCTTAGCTGATGATGCAGTAACAACAGCAAAAATAGCTGATGGTGCAATTACAGCCGCAAAGATTGCTGACGGTACAGTAGTAGCAGCAGAAATAGCTTCTAATGCAGTAACAACAGTAAAAATAATTGATGATGCCGTAACAACTGCCAAGATATTAAATGCAAATGTAACGACTGCCAAGTTGGCAGCTGATGCAGTTACAGGAGCTCAGTTAGCAGACAACGCTTGCGATAGTGAACATTATACCGATGGAAGCATTGATACAGCTCATATCGCTAATTTACAAATTACAACAGCACTAATAGCTGCTGATGCCGTTGATGGAACTAAACTAGCAGACAACGCTTGCGATAGTGAGCATTATACCGATGGAAGTGTTGACAATGTTCATTTGGCTACAGGTATTGATGCTGCAAAATTAACTACAGGTACAATACCGATTGCTCGTATTGCTGATGATGCAATTACAAATGCTAAAATGGCTGATGATGCAATCGGTGTAGCACAATTAAGTGCTACTGGTACTGCTAG